TACACATCTCGTGCTTGTACGTATAGACATTTCCCCTACACGCTACACGCTAGCATTCTAGATTTTGGGCATGGGCATGCCTAGCCTTTGCGTTAGCTTTCCACAGCTTTAGCGCCCTTGCTTTTGGGTTTGAGGGTCTGAAAAGGCGTGCACCCCACTTCTCGCCCCCCATAGAAAAATTCTGTTTTTCCAAAAATAGTGTTTTTGGTAGACTGTGGTTTCACGTATGGGGATTGGCTACTGTCTAGACGGTAGTTCCCACAAACAGTCCTCATTCGTGTTGGTGTATATTGCAGTTGCTGCTAGTTCCCGAATGCTCTAGCGGTTGCCTTCAGGGTTGGTCAGGGGTTACTTCTTGACTAACCCTTTTTTTGTCTATACTATGGAGTTATTGGTAGAGGGGAAGAGATGATGATTACTGCGATAGAGGTTGAAGTAGGTGTACCTGCACCCAAGATGAGGGTTGTGTATGCCTATCCTTACGAGGATATGGATGTGGGGGATAGCTTCTGTGTACCGCTGGATGCTAGGGCAAAGGTGTTGAATGCCAACTACAGGGCTGGTAAGCGGTTGGGTAGGGTGTTTACTGCCAAGACCGAGGGTGACCAAGTGAGGGTGTGGAGAACGGCATGAATGAGACATTCTGGATGGATGAGGATGAGTTGCGGGGTGCGTATGCAGACCTGATGACTAAGCTTGCCCGTACAGAGCAGATGATGATGATGATGGCGATAAGTATTGAGAGGGCTGTGGAATATGGCTATAGAGTTGGCTACGAGGATGGCATTGCGGGAGAGTCGTATTCAGCTGAAAGAGGACATTTGGAAAGCCATGTGTTGCACTAACAAGAAGCAGAAGCTGGCGTTGGTGGCAGAGTGGAAGAGTAAGTATTGTGCAGACCATGTGAAGACGCTTATCAACTGTGCGAAGAATAAACGTGCAGCGTGTGACATCCTTGAATGGAAAGATGAGGAGTTATAAATGATTCTGTCCCAAGGCAAGTTAGCTGATGGTTTGGTTGATGACTTACTTCATACCATCCACAAGTATGACGAAACACTGTATATGTCAACAGTCATTGGCGTGTTGGAATTGGTCAAGCAACAACTCATCAACGAATCTATAGAAAACGAAGAAGATGAACTTTGACCTGAAGAAGTTTTACAAGTTCTGTTCTGAACTCAAGATTGAGACTAAGGAAGAGGGTTTGAAGAAGATGGGTAACCTTCTGGGGACTCAGACCTATGTGATGGAAGAGATACAAAAGGGCTTAGACAATGACATCCACTTCTTTGTCATCCTCAAAGGTAGGCAGTTGGGTATCACGACTATTTCCTTGGCACTTGACCTATATTGGCAGTTTACCCATCCAGGGTGGCAAGGAACTCTGGTTGCTGATACAGAAGAAAACAGAGACATGTTCAGAAGCACTCTGGCTATGTACATTGAAGGTCTGCCAAAAGAGTACAAGATTCCGCTGGTTGCCCACAACAGAAACCAGATGGTTCTCAAGAACAGGTCAAGACTGTTCTATCAAATTGCAGGAAATAAGTCTCGTCTGGGGCAGGGTAAAGCTATCACTTATCTGCACGGTACAGAGACAGCCTCATGGGGAAATGAAGAAGGTCTAGCCTCGTTGATAGCTTCTCTTGCTGAAAAGAATGCAGAGAGGCTGTACATGTTTGAAAGTACGGCTCAAGGCTTCAACATGTTTCACGACATGTACAAGACTGCCAAGCGAGCTAAGACTCAACGTGCCATCTTCTGCGGCTGGTGGAGGAATGAGTATTACCAAGTCCCTGCCGACTCCAACATCTACAAGGTGTACTGGGATGGCAAGCTGACAGGCGAAGAGAAAGAATGGCACAAAGACATTAAGAAGCTCTACGGCTTTGAGATTAACAGCAGACAAATGGCATGGTGGCGTTGGAAGATGGCAGAGGGCATCAAAGATGATGCTCTTATGTACCAAGAGTTTCCACCCACTGAGGACTATGCCTTTGTGATGACGGGCACATCCTTCTTCTCGCATACCCGCTGTACAGAAGCTGCTAAGAAGAGCAAGACCACAGAGTGCGACTACTACAGGTATTCGTTTGGTCAACTCTTCCAAGACACTGAGGTGCTGAAGTCAACAGAGCGTCTGGGAACTCTCAAGGTGTGGGAAGAACCTATAGACTCTGCCTACTATGTCATAGGTGCAGACCCTGCCTACGGCAGTTCTGACTGGGCAGACAGGTTCTGTATTCAGGTCTACCGCTGCTATGCAGATGGCCTAGACCAAGTAGCAGAGTTTGCAACCTCTGAACTCAACACTTACCAGTTTGCGTGGGTGATAGCGCACCTTGCAGGTGCATACAAGAACTCTACCCTGAACTTGGAGGTGAATGGCCCAGGTCAGGCCGTCATCAACGAACTCAGGAACTTGAAACGCTTGGCAACCTCTATGGGCGGGGCTACAGGACGTGACTTGATGGATGTGTTGGGTAGCATGACAAACTACATCTGGAGGCGTAATGACACCCTTGGTGGCCTCTCCAACAGTATTGGCTACCTCACCACTGCCAACAGCAAAGAACGCATGTTGCAGTACATGAAAGACTATTTTGAGCGGGGCATGATGGGCATACTCAGCATGGATACCCTAGAGGAAATGAAAGGTATCGTGCGAGAAGGTGGCTTCTTAGGCGCACCTGGTCGTGGTAAAGATGACCGTGTGATTGCCTCTGCCCTCGCTGCCGTTGCCTACGCAGAGCAGATTCAGCCTAGATTGATAGCACACAAGCTCTCCCGCAACGTGAGCGCAGCACAAGAGTCTTTTTCCCCTGAACAAATCGCTGTAGGCAGAAATGTTAGCGACTACCTCAAAAGAATAGGAATGTACGGTGCATAACCAATTAACAATTGTCTCTGTCTATGGGCACAACAATGGAGCGTCTGCCATACCCTCAATCGTCAGAAGTATGCGGGAGTTGCCAGGCTCACAGGGCTTGCTCATTTCTATAGAAGAGCCGCCCAACTTGCCAAGCAATGTGGTCTGGAAACGCTGCCATGTCATAGACTACTTAGGGTATTCCCTGTTTATGATGCACAGCCTCTATGCCTACATAGAGACAGACTACTGCCTTATCGTCCAAGACGATGGGTGGGTTCTTAACGGCAAGAACTTCAAGCCTGAATACTATGACTACGATTACATAGGCGCACCATCACACTGCGCTTTTGGCAACGGTACTCTGTACTTAAACTTTCAGTGGACACAAGCAACAGAGCCTGTAAGCGTTGTACAAAACGGTGGCTTCTCTCTGAGAAGTAAAAGATTTCTAGAAGCCTGTAACAAGCATGGCATCGTGCACTTGAACAGCAATGAGATACACGGGTGGAACGAAGATGCACAGCTGTCTGTCATCCTAAAGCCTGTACTAGAGAGCTACGGCTACAAGTATTGCCCTATCGACATTGCCAAACACTTCAGCATGGAGTATGTCGGTAACGATTTTCACGAAGATGGGTTTGATTTCTCAAGTTTGCTAGGCCACCATGCCCAGTCTAGGAAGCTAAAAACAGATAACCACATCGTTGTTCCGTCTGACCCGACAAAAGCGCACGGTGAAGTGGCATTTATGTTGTGGTTACAAGAACAAGGCTACACAGTGGAGTACCAATATGCCCCCGTTATCCAAGCGTGAACTCACAAAACACATGCAACGCTTCTATGCAGACAAGGATAGAGGCATCTCTATCGCCCTTTTTGCTGAACTTGCAGGGATAAGTCATGGTCATTTCCATGATGTATTCATCTATAACGAAGAACCACTGACGGAAAACGTCCAAAAGCGGGTCAGTAAAGCCTACCAACAGTGGAAAGCAGGTAACGTAAAGGTGATGAAACGCATAGATAACACCCGTTACGTGGACTACAGAAAGACATCTCAACCCGTTTTTAAGCCAAAAATGGGTCTGCAAGTGACCTCAGACGGCATAAAAATCAAAGTTGGGATGGCAAACAGGCACGATTACAGCGAAATTTCACTTGACGAAGCACTTAGGGGGTAAAAATGGGTATTTTGAGAGACTATTACTGCACAAACCACGGAATCTTTGAGGCATGGGAGGCTACATGCCCCATGAAGAACTGCAAAGGAGAGTTATCTGTTGTTCACTTGAAGCCTGTGGGCACAAGGTCGGCAAAAACCTCTGCAACTGACAATAATCTGAAGCAACTTGCCATTGAATACGATATGACGGATATCAAGTCCACAAAAGCTGGTGAACACCAATCTGGCTACATGAAACGCAAGAATAAGCTCACAGACAAGCAGTTTGCCGAGGCTACAGACGCTATGCAAGCCCAAAATGAGCAAAAACAGAAGCAAACCCGCCCTGGTGACTCCGTTATCTGGGGTGGTGGCGGAAACATCAACATGAAATCAGTCATGGGTGGACAATTTAAGTCTGTTAACGGAGAATCCGTGGGAATTAACCCCAAAGCAGCGGGTAACTTGCAAGGCCCCCGTGCGAGTGTGGTAATGAATGACCACGAAAACTTACAGGTGAGAAAATGAGAATCCCTAAAGAACCCGTAGCTAGAGAAAATTTTTATTTAGACCTCATAGAGAAATGCCTTGTCAGTCGAGAGCAGCGCAAGGTTGACTACTCTTCTTTGCGCTCTTACTACCTGTTCGGCAATGCACCTGATGACGTTCCCGCCATCTACAACAAAATCTACCCGCACATAGACCAACTTACCTCGTTCCTGTACTCCGCAGAAACTACCAAGTTCTCTATCCACACAGGCGCATCTGTTTCTGAGGATGAGCAAATCAAAGTACCGACCTTGAGCAAAGCACTCAATGACGAATGGCTCAACAGCAATGCCGACCAGGTGTTCTCAACCGCAGTCACGTGGTCACTTTGCTACAACACAACCTTTGTCAAACTCGTTGTCAACAACGGCATCCACCCCTACATGGTAGAACCCGCTTGTATAGGTGTCTTGCGTGAAGACAGCCCCTACACAGACAGACAAGAAGCCATTGTTCAAACCTACTACATCACCAAGTCTGAGTTGTACGACAGACTCTACAGCCACCCGCAAAGAGACTCTATTGTCAAACGGGTGATGTCCACGCAACATGAGCGCACCGAAATTGCCAACGGCATTCAGCGCATCATCTTGTCCCAATCTAACCCCACGATGTACGGCAACATCAATCTTGACTTGTCAGGTAACCCAACCTACAAAGCACAAGTCTCTGAAGACACCATTGAAATGGTCGAGTTGTGGGTATGGAATGATGAGACAAAAGACTATCAAGTCGTGACAAAAGCAGACCCTGATGTCATCATCTATGACCGCACAGGCGAGTCAATGTTCTTGAAAGGCGAGTTGCCTTTTGTCCAAATCTGCCCCAACCCGCTCTACGATTACTACTGGGGTGCGTCCGAAGTACAGCGTCTAATTTATCTCCAGCAACTACGCAACAAGCGTATGACCGAAATCTTAGACTTGCTTGCCAAACAGGTCAGTCCACCTACCGCCTTGATTGGCTTTACAGGTATTCTTGATGAGAAGAACTTTGCGCTAAACAGAGCAGGTGGCTTGCTGTCAACCGATATGCCAAGCGCAAAAGTAGAGAAGTTAGCACCCACTATCCCACCTGACTTGTTCAGAGAAATTGGTGAAGTTGACCTGATGTTTGAAGAAGCATCTGGCATTGTTTCTGTATTGCAAGGCCGTGGTGAAGCAGGTGTTCGCTCTTCAGGACATGCCTCACAACTTGCTCGACTAGGTTCAAGCCGAGCCAAGAAACGTGCCCTTATCATTGAAGACAGCTTAGAGAAAATGGCAACCCTGTATCTCAAGTTAATGCAGGTCTATGACAACACCCACTACACAGACACACGTGGACTGAAATTTATTGCAGACCAGTTCACCAAAGATTTTGTAGTAAAAGTGGATGCTCACTCTAATTCACCTATCTTCATGGAAGACAGTCGCAAGATGGCGTTTGAGTTGTTCCAAGCTGGCGTGATTGACAAAGAGTCCTTGCTTGACATGATTGAACCGCCAATGAAACAATTGTTGTTGGAAAGATTAAGAAAAGCAGAAGAGAAACAAGCTGCTCAACAGGCGATGGAGCAACAAGCACAACAAATGCAACCTCCAAAGGCAGAAGGTAAACCAGACTTGAAAAAGGTGGGATGATGGCTATAAACAACACTGGCATGACACAACCTACGGCTGACCAACCACGGGTTGACACAGCTTCTTTGAAACGCAATGAGTCTGCACCTAACTTGACTTTGCGTCAAACTGGGTATAAAACCTCATACGGAAGAAGCCAACGTGACTTCAACCGTAAACAAACTGGAGGAATGCGATGAACATGAAAGCAAAAAGCGGTCGTAAGTGCCGCCGTTAATCTAGGATTCCGTGAGGAAGGGTATGGCTGCCTCCCCTTTGTAGGTGGCCTTGTAAAAGGAAATTATTGTGATGTACGGAAAAGCAAAAATGGCTCGTATGGGACGCAAAGCCCGTAAAGACCGCAAGTAATGTCTACAGAGGGCTGACAAAAAATGCCCTCTACCTATTGACAAGATGTTTGTAAGTGGTTACAAACACGGCAAGGAGTGATTATGAGTGTTCCACCAGATAAGTTGATGGAGTTAATGCGTGGTAGCCAAGCGGCTGCGGGCGCACCCACCCCTAATGAATCGCAAATGCCAGAAGACATGGGTGAAATTGAGCCGCCTCCAATGGCCTCCCCCATGTCTACTCCAGAACCCAAGATGGGAAACAGAGAAGCCGCACTTATCAACATAAGCATGGCTATCGACTTGCTTGAACAGTCCCTACCCGCATTTGGCTCAGTTTCCGAAGAGGGCAAGAAAACCCTCAATGCCATTCGTGCACTCAGTGGCTTGATTGGTCAGAAAAAAGGCAAAACTGACGAGTTACAGCAATCTGAAATTCTTCAGTTACTGCAAACCTTGCCACAGGCGGGTGGTGCTACCCCTGAAGGCAAAGCAATGGCTCAAGCACCTATCCCTGGTATGCCTACCGCTGGTGGTATGCCTCCCCCTCCCCCAATGTAAGGAATCAAAATGGAACTCTTTAAGCCTAGAGGCGCAGCAGCACCTCGCAAACCTACAGACAATAACCAACAAAATGGCGTTGTCACCAACACTCCACGTTTTTCACAGTTCGGTGGCTTGAGTGGCCCGAACAAAATCAGCAAGTCGGGTATGGCTGTCCAAAAACCAGCAGACGGCAAGCGTGTTATTTAATCGTATAAAGAGGGTAACTTTATGTCACTAGAAAATCTTTCCTTAGAAGCCCGTGATGAGTTAGCAGCACTTGCTCAAACTCTTGCGGAAAACCCCGATACCCGCAAAGACTTCTTGCGTATGACTAAGAAGGTCAAACCAGACCTTCCTATTCCAGAACTTGACATCGAAGACTACACACACAGAGCGGTCAGCCGTTCTGAAGACCGTGTGCAAGCCTTAGAAGCCAAGTTGCGTGAGAAAGAAGCGATTGAAGAACTCAACAATCGCCGTCAGTCTTTGATGAAAAAGGGTTTGATTTCTAACGAATCAGAAGTTGGTGACGTAGAAAAAATTATGTTGGAGCGTGGTATCACTAACCACGAAACAGCAGCCGAATACCATCAGTGGATGAAGCAAGCCGCAGTGCCGACTTCATCTGGATACAACCCAAGTGCTGTCAAGCAATTTGACTTGAACAAGTATTGGAAGAATCCAGCAGCCGCTGCTCGTAATGAGGCAATGAATGCGCTCAATGACTTGCGGAAACCGCATCGTCCTATTGGGTTGTGAGAGGGTAATTTTTTTTCATAGGAGGCCTTATGGCTATTGGCGGCGGCATCCTACCAGCAACAGGGTCAGCACAGTTCAACGAACTGACTTACGTTACTCGTAGAGCCTTTATCCCCAAGCTGGTTGTCCAGCTTTATAACTCGACACCCCTCATGGCGGCTCTGATTGCCAACAGTCAGTCTGCCTCTGGTGGTGTTTCTTCTGTAACCGTTCCTGTCCAAGGCGCACAGTTTGTGAACGCTCAATGGTCTGACTACAGTGGCTCTTTTGCCCAACCGTCAGTCCAGCAAGGTGCTTACAACGCTGAATTCGACCTGAAACTGATGATTTCTCCTGTACCGTTCCTCGGTATGGAAGGCGCAGTTCAGCAAGATGCTGCCATTATTCCGTTGATTGAAGCTCGTATGAACGATGCAACCAACGTGATGATGGATGCAATGGCAACCGCTTTGTACAACAACACCAGCAACACACAACAGTTCATCGGTTTACCCGCTGCTGTTGCAAACTCAGGCACTTACGGCAACATTGACCGTAGTACCTACACTTGGTGGAAATCTTCACAGTATGCCGCTGGCTCTGTGAACCCAACCCGTCAAAACATTCTGCAATACATTTCTGGCACAGTGAAAGCTGGTGCTGAAATGCCTAGCCTTGGTATTTGCGGTTTTGGCACTTGGACACTGTTGGCTCAAGACTTTGTTGGTCAAGAGCAATACGTTATCACCCCAGGCGCAGGTTTTGATGGCGAAACCAATGGCCCTCAAGCTGCTTTCCGTGCCTTGATGGTTGCTGGCGTACCTATCTATCCAGACCCTTACTGCCCTGAAGGTACTGTGTACTTCCTGAACACCAACTACTTGTCTCTGTACATCCATGAGCAAGGTTCGTTTGTGTTTACAGGCTTTGAGTCCACACTCCCGAACTGGCAAATTGGTTATGTTGGCGCAGTTTTGATGATTGCCGAATTGGTGAACGTCAAACCTAAGTCAATGACCAAGGTGACGGGTTACAACTACCTTTCACTGTAAGGAGAAAAAGTCATGGCTTTAGCAATGAACAAAATCATTCTGGCGAATGCAACCACCAACACTGCTGGTGCGTACTTCTCCAACGTATCACTGACTGCCGCTAACGCAGGTACTGTGATTCCCGCAGGTACTTACATGGTGTTTCCCGCAGCCAACGTAATTGTTACTGCAAATAACGGCTCATCCATCACAACTCTGCTTGCCAATAACACTGGCGGCATGATTTTGTCTGATGGCGTGAACGTGTTTGCACAGTCAATTATTGCTGGCGCAGGTGCTGCCACTGCTTTGACCATCAATGGTGGTATCAACGCAAACAGCACTTACACAAGCTAAGGAGACAGTATGAACTCGAATCATGTAGGTGCACTGTATCCCGATAGTTTTGGTAATGTTTTGATTGGCACTACATCTGTTCCCATCGGTTTGGGAAGCACAGGTAATGCCATTGCAACTATTCCAACAATCGGTACAAGCTACATTGTTCGCCGTATTACTGTCCAAAATGCCAATGGAAGTGTTGCCGCTGCCAACGTCACTATCATTAACAGCAATGATGGTGTCGTAGCAAACGCAGTTTCAAACGCAGTTGTTTTGGCAAATATCACAGCAACGACAAATTATCAGGATTTAGGGTTGACGGCAAACACTGCCACAACAATCTATTCTGGTTCTTTGTTTGTGTGTGTCAATACAGCCGCTGCCGCAAACAACACAGTTGACATCGCAGTGTACGGTGACGTTGTAACACTATGACCGACCTTGTTTATGTAACCAACCATACCGATAAAGACCTGTACGCTGAGTACAACTATGTCGGTTATGACTTTCCTATTGGCAAGACAGTTGAGTTGACTGCCCCTGCTGCTAGGCATATGTTAGGTTATGGAGATGAGGAAAAGGAGAAGTATCTTGTCCAGTTGGGCTTGATACGACTTCACAGCGAACTTGAAGAAGCAACGGAAAAATTCAAAAGATTACAAATCTCTGAAGAGTATCCACAAAAGAACTGCTCGTTACCCTCGGCAGTTGGCGTAGTACCCTTACGGATTGAGAAATCCGTTGGGGGAAAGTCCAATCAGAGGGTTGCATAACATGAAGGTAACATGGCAACTCTCTCTTCCTACATCACGGAAGTACAGCGTTTATTGCATGATGCAAACTCTGTCTTCTGGTCTACCTCGGAGCTAACGGACTACATCAACGATGCCCGTGAGCGAGTAGCGAGAGATACTGGGTGCTTACGCACCCTTCAAATTACTGCCACCCCAATTTCTAGCACAGGCGTACCCGCAACCGTATGGACTGCGGGTGCTACTGTTACTGCTGGTCAATTCATATTTAACAATATCTTTATCTATGAGGTAACTGGCAGCGGTGTTCTTAGCACTACACCTCCACCTTATCCCGCTTCTGGCTACACTTTCCCGCCTTCTACTCCATTCACAGATGGCACTGCCACATTGCAGTATTCTGGCCCTGCGGAAATTATCCCCTATGCCAATATTGCCACGGGCACGACACTAGACATTTTGAACGTCAACATTTACTGGGGAAACAGCCGCATTCCTTTGCGGTACTTGCCCTGGTCAAACTTTAATGCACAGTTACGCTACTGGCAAAACTATGTAGGCAGACCTGTGTGTTTCTCTGTTTATGGTCAAAACACTATTTATATCGGCCCTGTTCCAGACCAAGCCTATGTGGTGGAGATAGATAGCACTATCTTGCCGACAGCATTGAGCTTGAACACGCCCAACGTTAATGACCAGATACAAGACCCCTACACAACACCTGTAGCTTTCTATGCGGCTTACAAGGCCAAGTACAAAGAACAGAGCTATGGAGAAGCTGAGATATACAAGCAAGAATATGCCAAGCAAGTTCAAGCGGTGTTGAACTCTGTGTACACCCGCAGAATCCCTGACCCCTACAGCACGTTCTAATCATGGCCTCCGCAGAACAAAAGAAATCTTATGCTGTCTATAAGAATTTCAAAGGCCTGAATACCAAGGCCAACAGAACAGCTATTGATGAAGAAGAGTTTGCGTGGATAGAAAATGCCATGCCTATCGGGTTTGGTAACATCAAGATTGTTCCCGCTCAAGTCACGGTTAAAGATGGTGGTAGCAATGCCATTTCTTTTGGCAACACAGTCTCTACCCTTACAAACACCAATCTTGGTTTGTCTGACTACTTGTTGGCTTTCCAAGAAGATGGCAGAGGAGAGTACGTTGTCATAGATACAGGCACTGTAGGCAATGTAGGAGTGACAGGTACATTCTCTTCTGCCAACGTGTCTATCGCACAGTGGAAGAACGAGGAAGTATTTATAGGTGACCCCAACAAAGGACTTTTTACTTGGGACAGCACTGATTTGCTACAAGTTGGCGGTGTAGGTCAAATAGGGCTTACAAACAGAGGTTCTGGCTACACCTCTGCGCCAGCAGTCACTATCTCTGCACCGAACCAGACAAATGGCGTACAAGCTATTGCTGTGTCCACAATTACGGCAAATGCGGTGTCTTCTATTTCTATTACAGAAGGTGGTAGTGGATACACTGCTGCGCCTACGGTGACCATCACGGGTGGTGGTGGTAGCGGTGCTACTGCTATTGCTGAAATCTTGACCTTTAAAAAGGGTGCGTTGTTCATACAAGTGACTAACGGTGGTTCTGGCTATGACCCTGCTTCTGCTCCCGCCGTCACCATTACTGGAGGTGGAGGGGGTAATGCCACAGCCACTGCTATCGTGTTTGGCAATGCAGTCACACAAGTCATCATGTCAAATGTGGGTGACAACTTCACAAGTGTGCCTACTGTCACGATAGCGGCTCCTCCAACTCCCACTGGCAACGCAAATGCCACGGTAATAGGTGTACCCAATCTAGAAGAAATAGCTGCTGTCTCTACGTTTTCTGGTCGTGTGTGGGTGGCTACAGGTCGTACAGTTACCTTTTCCTCTGCCACTAGCCCTACTGACTTCACTTCTCTTTCTGCTGGTGCAGAGACAATTACAGACTCTACCTTGCGTGGCAACATACAAAACATGGTGTCTGCCAACAACTTTCTGTACATTTTTGGAGAAGACAGCATCAACGTCTTTTCTGATGTCAGGATTACAAACACAGGGGATACCCTGTTCACAAACACAAACGTGTCTGCGTCTGTAGGTAGTAAGCTGAAATATGCTGTTTACCCTTACTTCCGTTCTGTGTTGTTTATGAATAACTACGGGGTCTATGCCTTGGTTGGCTCAACAACGAGCAAGATTTCTGACCAGCTAGATGGTATTTTCCCTTATATAGACTTCACCAAGCCTGTCACTGCGGGTCAAGTCTTGCTCAACAACATCCTGTGTGCCGCATTTAACTTCTACTTGAACTCTAGTTTCCCCACCACCACGGGAGACAGGTTTGTACAGTGCGTGTTTTTTGAGAAGAAGTGGTTTGTCACTAGCCAGGGTGCGTTGCGGTATGTATCTTCTGCTCCCGTAGGAGGTTTGATTAACCTGTACGGGGTGACAGATACGGCTCTTTTCAGACTGTATGGGGATGCAACTGCAAATATCTCTTCTGAGATACAGACATCTTTGTCTCCTATGAAAGACCCTATTCGCACCAAACAAGCATTAAAATTTGGTGTAGAAGCAACGCTTACCACTGGTGGTACGTTGAATGTCACTGTTGACAGTGAGAGTGGCTCAAGCCCTCTTTATGTGTTGAACAACACAGTGACTTGGTTTAATAATCAAAGCATTACTTTGACTTGGGTCAATAATTCTTCAAATGTTATCGGGTGGTTGACAAGTTCAGGGTATGCCTTGTACAAATCAGACGCACAGCAGTATGGTAAGTATTTGGGGTTGACAATCACTAGCACAGACCCTGCGCTAACTGTCAACACAATTGAGTTTGAACATGAATTAAGAGTGAGGTTCTAACATGGCTGTTCCTAATATTTTCGGTACTGCGACTGCGGCAATTCCGTTATCGCAACTAGACCAGAATTTTGCTACTGCAATTACGATTGGCAATACTGCGGTCTATCTTGGCAATACCACTACCAGTCTTGGTAATGTGACGCTTACCAACGTCACCATCAGTAGCGGTAACGTCACTCTTACTGGTGCTAATGTAACTGGCACTGCAAATATCTCTACATTGCAAGTAACTTCAAATGTAAGTGTTGGAGGTAATGTTGCTGTTTCAGGAAACATCTCTGCTTTGAATGGTTTTGTCACTATTGGCAACACCACGGTTGGACTTGGAAATACAGCAACTTCAATAGGAAACTTGACTGTTACAAACACTCTTGTAACGGAGATGCGTGAGACTGCAAATGTTTCAGCAACAGCAGCCACAGGAACAATTAACTATGATGCGTTGACTCAAGTTGTCTTGTATTTCACAACTGACGCATCAGGAAACTTCACAGTTAATTTCAGAGGAAATAGCGGCACATCTTTGGACACCATCATGGCTACAGGCGAATCGTTGTCTGCTACTTTCTTGGTGACGAATGGCGCAACTGCCTATTACAACTCCGCTGTTGAGGTAGACGGTTCGTCTGTCACTCCCAAGTGGCAAGGTGGAACTGCACCGACAAGTGGCAATGCAAGCTCGATTGATAGCTACACATATGTGATTATCAAAACAGGAAGTGCCACATTCACTGTTTTAGCTTCTGTAACCAAGTTCGCATAAGGACACGCAGATGCCACGTTTATCCAAAATTGGTGCTGCTGCACTTGCTGCCTTTGGGTGGACAGGACTGCAATCGGTTACTGTTGACTTTTTAGTTGTTGCTGGTGGCGGGGGTGGTGGTGGATTTATTGGTGCAGGCGGTGGAGCGGGAGGTTATCGTACATCTGCTGGCACATCCGGTGGCGGGGCATCTGCCGAAGCAAAGGTATCTTTAATCCCAACACTTTCATACACCGTAACAGTTGGTGCTGGTGGAACTGCTGGCGCAACTTCTACTCCCGGTAAAGGTGGAACAGGGTCTAATTCAATTTTTAGCACTATTACATCTGCTGGTGGGGGTGGAGGCGGTGGCATTGGTTCCTATACTGGAGATAATGGTGGTTCCGGTGGTGGTGGCGCAAGGGGAGAAGCAACATCAACAAATAATGCTGGTGGCACAGGAACGGCAAATCAAGGCTATGCTGGTGGAACTGCCCAATATCAAGGTGGTGGAAATAACAATACCTCTGCTGGTGGTGGCGGTGCTGGTGCGGTTGGCTCAAATAGTGGTGCTGGATTTAATGGTGCTGGCGGTGCTGGTGTTGCTTCAACTATTACAGGTTCATCTGTAACTCGTGCAGGCGGTGGAGGCGGTTCATCGTTCCAAAATGATACTGCTACTGGCGGTTCTGCTTCTGGTGGTGGCGGTGCAGGAGGAAATAGCGGTGGTGCTGGAACCGCTGGAACTGTTAATACTGGCGGCGGCGGCGGTGGTGGTGGAGAAACTACCGGAGGAACAAAAGGCGCTGGCGGCAACGGCGGCTCAGGCGTTGTCATCATTTCATACACAAGCGCAACACAATTATTTGGTGGTGGAACTGTTACCCAATCAGGCGGTAACTTCATTCACACATTCACATCTTCTGGCGCACTTAGCCCTTTGTCATCTGTAACAGCAAGTTACTTGGTAGTGGCTGGGGGTGCGGGTGGTGGTTTTGACCGCGCTGGCGGTGGTGGAGCTGGTGGATATAGAACTAATTCTGGATTAACTTTAGATAGCAATTCAATTTACACAGTAACCGTTGGTGCTGGAGGTAGTGGGTCAACTGCTGGTGCAAATAAAGGTTCTAGCGGAGGTGATTCTGTATTTTCATCTATAACCTCTACTGGCGGTGGTGGTGGCGGTTCTGGTTCAAACGCCTCTGGCGCAAACGGCGGCTCTGGGGGTGGCGGTAGAGATACTGGAACTGGCACGGGTGGCTCTGGAAACACACCAAGCACAAGCCCAAGTCAAGGTAACAACGGTGGTAATTTTGGTAGCAATTCTGGTACTCTTGGGTCTGGTGGTGGTGGCGGGGGTGCTGGCGCTGTCGGTAACGATGGAAAAGCAGTCGGTACAGGTGCAGGCGGTGCGGGTTCAGCCTCAAGCATCTCTGGGTCTAGCGTTACATACGCTGGTGGTGGCGGTGGCGGTGGTGGCACTGTTGCTGGTGGGGGTGCTGGTGGCGCGGGCGGTGGCGGTGCTGGTGGAAATGCAAACTCAGCAGGAACTGCTGGCGTAGCAAATTTAGGCGCTGGTGG